CAAACTTGTGGTTGACACGGTTCGCGCCAGGATTCCCGCCGGTACAGTCTTGCATGTTGAAGAGCCCGTCGCAATCCCGCGGATTCACGCGCAATGCTGGGGCACGCCTGATATTTGGGCGTTCGTACAGGATGCGCTAACCCTTGAGGTTATCGACTACAAGTTCGGGCACCGCTTTGTCGATGAATACGAAAACGACCAGGGCGTGGCCTGCACCGCGGGCATTCTTGACCATTTGGCGGACGTGCTGGGGAAAGGCCCCGGGCTTCTTGACCAGGCCATAAAAGTTAATTTTACGGTCGTGCAACCGCGTTGCTTCTACAAGGGGTCGCCGGTTCGTACTTGGTCGGTGCAGGCCGTGGACCTTCGGGCTCATATCAACATTCTTGCCAACGCGGCCGGCGTCGCCCTGGCGCCGAATCCCCCAGCCGTGACCAATTCGGAATGCACGGATTGCCCCGGCCGCCACGCCTGCCCGGCGTTGCAGCAAGCGGCATACCACGACGCGGAATTCGCCGTAAGGTCTTCCCCGGTCGAGTTACCGCCGGCCGCGGCAAGCCTTGAATTGAGAATGATGGAAAGAGCCTTAGAGCGGCTACAAGCCCGCGTCGAGGGCATGCGGGAAGCCGTGGCGACGTACATTCGCCAAGGTCATTCCGTGCCGTACCATCGGGCGGAACAAGGTTACGGTCGCCAGCAATGGACGATGCCCGTCGACCAAGTGCTGGCAATGGGTCAACTCATGGGCGTCGACCTCTCCAAGCCCGGAGTTAAGACGCCGAAGCAGGCGCAAAAAGCCGGTGTTGACGAAGCCGTCATTAAGGCTTACAGTGTTATCCCCATGGGGTCGGTAAAATTGGTCCCTGACAATCCAGCCGACGCCCGCCGGGTGTTTGGTACAACCAGTTAAGGAGTTTTTCACATGGCACAGAAAGTCAACATTACCAGCCCGGTCGGCCGCATCGTCATGGGTTCCCTGTATGACCCGTCGACTACCGACGCCGAAGGCAAGCCGCTGGTCGTCAAGACCGGCCCGAACGCCGGCCAGCCCCGCGTCAACTACTTTTTCGCCCTGGCAATCCCCAAGGGTGTGGAACCGCATTGGGCGCACACGCCTTGGGGGCAACAGATTTGGAACGTCGGCAATCAGGCTTTCCCGAACGCCGCGCAATCCCCGGCTTTCGCTTGGAAGATTGAAGACGGCGACAGCCAGATTCCGAACAAGAAGGGTCGCAAGCCTTGCGAAAATGAAGGCTGGCGCGGGCATTGGATTCTGAAATTCTCCGGCGGCTTTGCCCCGAAGGTGTACCAGCAAGAGGGCGCCGGTTATGTCCAAGTCATGCAAAAAGACTTTTGCAAGCCGGGCTATTTCGTGGAGGTTGCATTTAGCGTCGACGGCAACGGTAGCCAATCGCAACCGGGCGTCTACCTCAATCATTCCATGGTTTGCTTCCGCGCCTACGGCCAGGAAATTACCTTTGGTCCCGACGTGGCCTCCGCTGGCTTCGGCGCCGCTCCGTTGCCCGCTGGTGCCAGCATGACCCCGCCGGCCGGTGCAATCCCCATGCCCCAGGCTCCCGCCGCCGCTCCGGCACTTCCGGGCGCTCCGGTTGGCTATGCGCCCCCGCCGGTCCCGGTCGGTATCCCGCAAATGCCGGGAGTACCTGGCGCCCCTTTGGCCCCTGCGAATGCTGCTTACGCCCCGCCCGCTGGTGTACCACAAGTTCCGGGCGCTCCGGTTGGTTCATATGCGACGACTGCGTACCCTTCTAGCCCGGCGCCCATCCCGGTTACTCCTAACCCGGGCTTTGTGCAGGTTCCCCCGCCGGCTCCGATGGCACCGCCGCCCGCTCCGGTCGCTCCCGTGCGTCAAATGACGGCCGCGGCGCAAGGCATCCCCTATGAATCCTACATTCAACATGGATGGAACGACGCAATGCTGGTGCAAAACGGGCTGATGCTGGCCTAATCGCAACCGCCTGGCCCTTCGGGGCCGGGCTCCCTTTTGAGCGACAAATGATAATTACAAATTCCGGTTGCGTTGGCGACGTGTTGCTTGGCGATTGCGTCGAAATTATGAAATCGTTCGGCGATGAAAGTGTCGATTTGACCGTAACTAGCCCGCCATATGACAACTTGAGAACATATAACGGTTATTCATTCAACTTTGAGAGCATCGCACTGGAGTTGTTCCGCATCACGAAGCCGGGCGGCGTGGTGGTCTGGGTTGTCGGCGATAGTGTGATTAATGGAAGCGAGTCGGCAACATCATTCAGGCAGGCGTTATTTTTTAAAGAAATTGGATTTAACTTACATGACACGATGATTTATGAAAAGTCAAAAGCTCACGTCTACGACCCGCGTCAACATCGGTATAAAAATACCTTTGAATATATGTTTGTACTAAGTAGGGGTAAGCCAAAAACATTTAATCCGATAATGGACGTTCCCGTAAACGGCGCTGGCAAAACGTACAAAGTCCGACAAAGATTACCTAACGGAAATATCAGAAGTGACCGAACTGTTACGCTAAATGATATGCAAGCCCGCGGCGGCGTTTGGGTATATGAAGGTGGCGTAAACCATTCGACGGTCGATAAAATTGCATTTGAGCACCCAGCAATCTTCCCCGAAGGTCTAGCCCGCGACCATATCATTTCGTGGTCAAATCCAGGCGACTTAATATTCGATCCATTTACCGGAAGCGGGACGACAGGAAAAATGGCGCTTATTGAAAATAGAAATTTTATCGGTTGCGAAATTTCAGAAGACTATTTAAAAATTGCCGAATCTCGCATTCATAAGGCTTTGTCATGCTGATTGCACCCCCACCACCGGCCACGGCAACCCGCCCCGTGGCCTTCTACGACACAGAGTGTTTTCCCAACTATTGGTTACTCAAGTTTCGACCCAAGGGCGGCCAGGCGTACAGCTTCCGGCTACGTGCCGGCCAGGCGTTTGACCTTGCCACGGCCGCCCGCATTCGGCTGCTGTTTGAAGCCTATTGCGCCGTCAGTTTCAACGGCTTGCGCTACGACGTCCCCATGATTACCGCGGCGCTGTCCGGCTACACCGCGGAGCAATTGAAATGGCTTAACGACCGCATCATCGTTGAAAAGGTGAAGCCTTGGGAACTTGGCTTGCCGGAGTGGCGCCCCGCGGACCATATCGACGTCATGGAAGTCGCCCCGGGCGCCGGTTCCCAAAAGCAGTACGCCGGCCGGATTCACTGTAAGACAATGCGCGACCTCCCCTATGACCCGGGCCACTACGTCACGGAAGCGGAGATTGTGGAAGTCGACACGTATTGCGAAAACGACCTTGCCGTGCTGGAAGCCCTCTTTGACGCCCTGCAGCCGATGATTGAACAGCGGGAAGCCTTGGGCAATCGCTACGGCTTGGACCTCCGGAGCAAGTCCGATGCCCAAGTCGCGGAGGCTGTACTTAAGCGCCGTTGTGAACAGGCCCTTGGGCAACGCATTTACAAGCCGGAAATTGATTGGAATTTAGCGTTTCGGTACAAGGTGCCGCCGTTCATTTCCTACACGCTCCCGCAACTGCAAAGGGCCTTGGAACTGGTCCGCGAATCCGTCTTTAGGCTAGGGCCGTCCGGCGCCGTGGAAATGCCGCCACAGCTTGAAGGGCTGGAAATTACCGTCAACCGTTCGACCTATAAAATGGGCATTGGGGGCTTGCACAGCCAGGAGAAAAAACTAGTCGCCGTGAGTGGTCCGAACAACCAAATACGGATGCCGGACGTCGCCAGCTATTACCCAAATCTAATTTTGAATTCCGGCGAGTGGCCGCCCGCCCTTGGGCCGACCTTCCTCAAAGAGTACGAATCCATTAAGGATGAACGCCTAGCCGCCAAAGCCTTGCAAGGGAAATTAAAGAAGGCCGGCGACACAAAGAGCCATGAATATGCCGAAGCCGGGGTCGGCAACGAAGGTGGCAAGATTATGATTAACGGGACTTTTGGAAAGACCGGGAGCCCGTACAGCGTTCTTTTTGCGCCGACCATGTTGATTCAAACAACAGTAACCGGGCAATTGTCCCTTTTGATGCTGATTGAATGGCACGAACTTTACGGAATCCCGGTTATTTCGGCCAATACCGACGGCATAGTCATTGACTGCCCGCGGGATAAGCTGCAGGTCAGTGAATACCTTATTGCTGAATGGCAACGCCGCACGGGCTTGGAAATGGAAACGGACGATTACGTCGCCCTCTATGCCCGGGACGTGAACAACTATTTTGCAATCAAGACCCCGGACGACGTGAAGCGCAAAGGGGAATATGCCAAAGCCGGTTTGGCTGAAAAGAAAAACCCCGACGTCGAGATTTGCGCGGACGCCGTGGCGGAATTCTTGGCAAAGGGTGTGCCCGTGGAATACACCATTGCCGCGTGCCGTGATATTCGCAAGTTCGTTACCATCCAGAAGGTCAACGGGGGCGGCGTCAAAATGTGGGGCGAAGGGCCGCGCAAGGGTGCCAGGGTCATGGATATGGTCGGCACGTTGCAGGCCAACGGATGGACCAAGGAGGGCCGCAAGTGGCGCCGCGGGGACATGCTGGCACCAGCGGCCACAGCATACGCCGCGTGCTTCCAGCCCCAAACGCCGGAATACTTGGGAAAGGTGGTGCGCTGGTACTACAGCACGCAAGCGCCTGGCCCCATCGTCTACGCCAGTAACGGCAACACGGTAAGCCTTTCCTATGGTGCCCGGCCGTGCATGACGCTACCGGACGAATTCCCGGACGATATCGACTACGCTTGGTACGTCGGCAAGGCCGAAGCGATGTTGCGGGACGTTGGATATTATCAGTTGACATAGATAAATTATTTAGCTACAGTACACCTATACCAACCAACCGGAGATTTAAAAGTGATTATTGGGCGGCCCAGGAATACATTACAAAGGAGTGCAACAAGTGATTTACAAGACCGGAACGAAACTTACCGACCGGGAATCCGGCGCCGTGTTTGTGGTCAGCGGGTCCAATGCGGAGGAAACCAGTTACCAAGGGGCCAGCGGCCGGGGGACTATCAAGACCGCCGAAGTCGCGTCGATGTTTGAAGTCGACGGCGAACCGCTCCGCACGGTGGACGAACATTTGTCGGCGCTGGATACCCAGGTCGGCGGGGACCATTACAAGAAGCTTGGCGCCTATCAGCCGTGGGAAGTCTTGCGCCACTGGCTCACGCCCGAAGAATTCCGCGGGTACATGAAGGGCACGGCCATTGCGTACTTGGCCCGGGAGCAAGACAAGGGGGGCATGCTGGATATCCGCAAAGCCGGCCACACGCTGCAGGGCCTTGTCGAACTGTTGGGGGCTGAATAATGGCCGCCCGCGAATCCGCCGCAATGGTCAAGGCCCGCAAGATGGTGACGGAACAGGGCGTAACGCCCTACGCCGCCGCGCAAAAGGTTGGCGTGACCCGCTCCGCAATCTACATGGCCCCTTGGTACAAGGAATGGAAGAAGGAGCAAAAGAAATGATTGCCGGCGCCGTTGCCCTTTGGTTGCTGGTCGGCATCGGCGTCGCCCAGCTTTTCCGAATCAACCCGCGGGACGACCAGCCATGAAGCGCCACGATTGCCAGGCCCGCCAGTACGGCGACCAGATGATTTGCGCCCCGTGCGGGCTCACTTGGGACACGAACGACCCGGAGCCGCCGGAGTGCCGCAAGAACATCAAGCGGGCAATTGCCAAGGTCGCCAAGCTGGAAGAAACGACGGCCCCCCTCAAAACCAAGAAGGCCCCGGCGTTCCCGCACGAACTCCCGGACGACGTGGCCGCGGAAATGGTCAAGACCTACAGGGCGAACGCCCGCGACGGCCTTAAGGGGCAAATTGCCGGCATGCAGGCCGCTTACCGCTTACTTTTGGACAGGGTGGAACTATGAGCCGTTACCGAATGGCCGCGATTCTGGCGGCGCTGGTGTTGTTGCTGGGGCTTGCTGGCGCTATGGATTACGAAGACCAGCAAGCCGAACAGGAAAACTATTGCGAAATGGTCAGGGAAGGGTTTTGGCCGGATTACCGCGGGACGTATCGGGACGAATGCCGCCAGCCCAAGCGCGGGCCGTATTGAGCCCTACGGCGTCCGCGTCGCCTTGTTCAAGGAGTCCCGAAACTCCCGAATCAAGTCGTCGTATTGCTTGCTCAAGCTCGGCCCGGTCGAAACAGGCAATTCCAGGATTTCGGGAACTGGCGGGGGCGGCGGGCACGAAACGGCCACGGGTACGGTCGTCGCGCATGCGCTTAACATCAGCGCGAAGGCTGGCAATAGTTGTTTCATATTCATGGTCGGAACTCTCCTTTTTCCGTTTATCTTCGGCCGTTTGGGCGTCCGCCAGCTTCTTAGCGGCTTCCCCTTCGGCTTTGACCGTGGCAACAAACCCGTCGTACTTCGCTTGCACCGCGTCAAGGCGTAGTCCTTGGACCCACCAGGCGCCCCCGGCGCCGGACGATAGCCCCAGCACGAACGCGGCGCAAGCAATCCACAGCAACAAGGCGGGATTGCCCGTAATCATGCCGACCAGGCGGTTCATGACATGGCCCCGACGTACTTGGCCCGGCGCACCAAAAACACGTTATGCACATGCTCCCGGTTGATATCGCACGCCGAACGGCCGCCGTAGAGGGGTTGCCGGGACTTGAGGCAATGCAATTCAACGTTGGCGAACCATTGACCAGGGTCGCACCCTTTGGACAGCTTGCAGGCCCGCCGCTCCTTCTGCACGCCCGCGCCGCCGCCGTTATATCCGGCATCCCCGAAATGCAACCAACCGGACGAACCGCGGAACGGTCGGGCGGCATCCCGGGACATAAGGACCACGGCCCGCAATTGCAGGTCGGGGCGTTTATAGACGGTATCCCAAGACAGCCCGGACAATTCGGCGCCGTACTGGTCCCGAAGGTCCGCCAGGGCATCAAAGCGCACGGAGCCGTCGGCACGGTACGCCCGGGTAAGTTGGCCCATGCCGGCGCCCTCTTCTCGGGAAGTCTTGAGCCTGGCGCCGGGATTCCAGCACGCGGCACGGCTGGCGCACGACTCTTGCTCAACCAGGGCGGCCAGCGCCGCGGGGTCAGGATGGCCGGGCCAGTACGCCCGCTGTTCGGCTTTCAGAATCGGCCCATATGTGGCGAAACCGGCCGGCAAGGTGTCAGCATGCGCCCGCGGGGCGAAGACCAGCAGAAGGCCGACAATCAGGATTGCCAGGGCAATAAGCGCCAGGCCGGCGCCGGTCGATTCCTCGGACGCCTTGGCGAACAAGCGCCGCATGTCGGCTTCCGGGTAGTCCGTCAGAGCTTTGCGGCCCCAATGTGCGGCGGCCACGGCCCAAACGCCTTGCACGATAGCCAGGCCGCCCAGCAGCGTAGACAAGCCGCTGTCGGGGTCGGTGTATAAAGAGGCGATGGCGGCCAGGATGGCGCCGCCGATTAGGAACAAATGCCGATGGCGGAAAAGGACTTTCACGGTTTACCCTCCTTGTGTTGCTGTTCGATTTGCACGACGCGTTGATTCAAGAGCAATAGGGCGTCTTCGGCGGTGCGAATGTGCGTAAAGGTGTAGGCGATGGAACCAAGCAACGCGGCTTGCGCCAGGGAACCCAGGATAAGCAACGTCGACCAGGCGCCGCGGGCCTTGTTGATATACTCGTCGGCCTTCTTGTCGACCGCTTCCGTGGCCTTGTGCTGGTCGTCTATCTTCTTCCATTGGGTTTGAATTTCGCGGACGGTTTGCTGGTGGTGAACCGAAAGCTCCGCGATTGTCCGGTCGAGGCCCAAAACCTCTTTTACTGCCGACTTGATTTCGTCCACAGAATTGCTCATAGAAGCCATTTGTTGTCGCAATTCGGCCAATTGAACCAACATTTCTTTTTCTTCCTGCCCTGGCATGATGTTATTTCCAACTGAATATTAAGAGGGTGGCGACCGATGAAACCGCGGGAAAATACAAATCAAGCTGCCGCCACTTATCCCAGGTCCATGGGAGCCAGCCGACCGACCAAGTTGAAACCGGGTTTTGATCGTGGCCGGCAAGCATTTCAATTTCCAACTTCTTGCGGGACCAATACCACGCGATAACGGCCACGGTGCCCGCCGTCAGCCCAAACAACAAGGCGACTGGAATCTGGATCAAAAGCCCTTCAAAGCAATGCGAAAGGCTTAAGCGCCAGCGGGCACCGTTGAACCATTCCATTTACATAGCCCCTACGATGAAGCAAAGCAATTCGTCATAGCGAATACCAAAACGATTGCCAGCCGCTCGGTATGGTTCAACGACACGGCTTCCGGCTTCACGAATTACATTGCCTTCTTCGTCCAGTTCGTCCGGCCAGGTTTCGACAATCTCTTCTTGCTCCGACCATTCGTCATAACAGAAAAGGGCGTATTTGCTCGGGTCAAGCTTGTATTTCTTGAAGACCTCGACAACGCTTTGGGCGCCGACGCCAAAGTGATAGCGGGCACCGTCGGCGCCTTTTTCGGCAATAGCGTCATTAAACTGGAATTTACGAATCAGCTTTTTAAGTTCCAAGGCGACTTTGGTTTCGGCGTCCATGATGTCGCTAAAGGTCTTTTCTCGTTCGTCCGACGTGTTGATAGTCCCCGTGCCGGCATATACAACCGACCAACGAGTCGACACGCTGCCAAGAGTGCGGGCGTTATCGGAAACCGGTTGCAATCCGTCGCTATCCATCGTGTATTGATCGGCATTGCTTGACCGGAAGTAAATACGCGACGTCGGAAAGTAATAGTACAACTCCCCTTCCAAATTTGCGCCGCCGGCTTTGGCAAAGGCGAGGCCGGCAGAATTGGACGCTCCGGCGGCCAAGGTAATTAAGTTATCTGCTGCTGAATCGACAAACATGCAGGTATTGCTGTTCGGGGAAATACCGGATACGGAATATTCAAAATGGAACGGGACTTGCGGCGTCGCAATCGCGTTGCCGCCCCATTTGAAACGGTTGTTTGTCTTGTCGTATTGGGATTTGTAGGAATCTGAGCCTTGCTCAAAGCATCCGCCACCATGGGCAAAATTGCGCGTGGACGAAAACGTGTTAGTAATCGTCGTGTCATTGTACCAAGTCGACGCCCCCTCGCATTCCACGTCGGCCACACTAGCGCCGGAACACGCGCAACCCATGACATGCGCCCGGCTTACGTTGGTCAAATAGATATTGCGGGCATTATTTTGCAAATCGGTGTAATCGATATGACCGAAGCCGCCCGCGAACCAAACGCCGGCCGTCGTGCAATTTTTGATTAGCGGACGGTTGTTTGTACCAACAGCACCAGCGGCGCCGCCGTAACCGACCGTGACCGTGGAATATCCGTAGGCATTGAAACCATATTGACAAGTGTCGATAATGCCGCCGGACATTGCCACACGGGAACACACGGACGCTTGAACGCCGTTATATCCGCCGTTGAGAATGTGGACGTTCGTCATCCAACCGACGCAATGGTAATCAAATTCCAAAGCCGTACCCGTGGCCGTGACGTTTTGCAATTTCACGTCTTGAACGGCCACGTTCATGTAACCTTGGAAATACAGCAGAATTCCGCGGCTTCCCGGCGTCGTTCCATCAATGATTGCGGTCGGAACATTCGGAGAACCGCCGACACTAGGCCCTTTAAGATTGATCGAATTTTTGCTACGCAAGCCAAAAATATAGGTTTCGTCGGTGTACGTTCCCGCGGCAAGCTGCACGGTAAATATGCCGTTACGGAGCAAAGCGTCGGACCAATTGACCAACGCATCGAATGCGGATTGAACCGTCAGGCGTGGCAGGGTTGCAGTCAAGCCGTCGTTATTGTTGTCCCCCGTGGTGGCGACATAGAGCGTATGCGTTCCGGTTTTCCCGTTGATAAGCCAGGTGTCGGAGCCGCGTTTAATTACGCCGGGGCCGGTATGGGTAACATCATGGAAATGCGGGATATTCGCCGTGGACACGTATGTTCCGGCGTCCCAATTGATTTGCGCCCCGATGGCATAAGCGTAAGCGACGACGGCTTCGATTCCAGCCTGATTGCTGGTCGTTCCATCGACTGCAGTTTGAATGAAATTGCGGGCACTTACAAAAAACTGGTTTTTGTTTGACCCGCTGGCGTAAATGTTGGTTGCGTCCCCGACCAGGCCCACAACGTTACCCGATTGCGTTTGAACGCCAGTACCCGCCGCGGTCTTTGCCGTAATGCTGTAGCCGCCGGTCGTGTTATTGATTACGGTCCACTCATTGACGATGGCCGGGAAAATCAAATTCAGGTTTGCCGTAAGCGTGCCGGTAATGACAATGATAGGCTTGCCGTACTGCAAGGGGGTCAACGTTACGTTTGCGCTTGTCATGGTGACAGCGGTAACGCCGTTGGTGAAGTCGGGCACCCAGCCAGCGGCGGCGGCCCCTGCAGCCTCCGGGTCCGTGGTGTTGTTTTCGACCGTGTTGAACCAGTAGCCCAGGCCGTCCGACCGCATGATGCGGGCACCCTTCGGATAGCCGCCGACGTTGCTATCGGTTGCGAAGGCGGCGTCGTATGCGTACCCGCCGCCAGCGTTGGCCCAACGAAGGATGGCGGACAGCCCAAATAAAATTCCGTTCATGTCCAAGCCAGAAGGCGGGACGCCTCCGGCGGCAATCGGCGTGCGGGTCAGCGGGGGGAAGCCGTCGACCAGGGATGCGGCGCCAGCGGTAATGCCAATTTGCGACTCCGTCGGAATGGTGTTTTTCGCCCCTGCATTGGCGAAGGGCAAAACCAGTTTGCCCGGGGTGTTAGTTAGCTGCATTCGTGGCCCCTTGTGGAACAAATACGCCTTGCCCGAAGGGCGCGGCCGATACCCCAGCCTCCGAAAACCCGAACAAAGGCAAGGCGCTTTGGAAAAGTGAAGCATTCACGCCGGCCGGACGCGGCAAGGCGCCCGATTGCGTCATAATAGCAAACTCATAGGGGGTTAAGTCAAACTCAAAGGTATACCGTAGAGCCATACCCCCCAAGTCGTTGACGTAGCAACGCCCGCGGCCGGCAAACATATTTTGCAAAAGTTGATTTATCGCCGGGGCGTTTGTGGCCGAAATGTTCGCCAGCGCCTTGACTAGAATCAATTGCCGATAGGCGTCGTCGGCAAGCAAATAAGTCGAAGTGGCCGGCGCCGTGCCGTCATAGAATGGCTGGTCGCCAAAAGTGTAAGAGCCCGGCAAGGCATCATTGAACCCGAAGAAGTTAGGGGCGTCCGGTATCAACAGTTCCCGCGAAATGCCGACGATACGCCCCCAAATATCCAGGCCAAACCATTGGGCGCTTTCAACGTTCCACACGTAGTCGAAGAAGCCGTCGAAGTCCGCCCGCGGGTCGACGTACTGGTTCATATTTTGAACAAGTTGGACAATCGTCGCGCTATTCGCGTACTGGCTGATTATGGTTTTTTCGACGTCAATCATGGCTTACACCAAGCTTACGGAGATATCCGCGGAGCTAATGGTCGGCCGCTGGTCAATCCCAACATTAATTTGCGTCAGTGTGGGGGAACTGGTGCCAATCAGCACGTCGAGCAAAGACACGTTGGACGCCACGGAAACAACGGCGCCATAGTAACGGCTTGCCAGGATGGTCGCCCCGATACGCTCCCGGGTTGTTCCGTCCGCCCCGTTGAAGCGGGCAATAATGGCATTCTTCACCAGCGTTACAATGTTCGACGGCAAGCTGGGGTCGTTGACAATGCGAACCGCAAACTTTACGGCCAAGGACGCCGGCCGCTGGAATTTGATAACGTAGGAGGGTTGGGGGTAGCTGTAGCCGCTGGCGTCGACCACGGTTGCGGACGTGTTGCCGTTGGTATCGCAACCTAAATCCTTCTTGCGCCAAATGGCCGCGGCAACGTCCGCGTCGGCGCCGCCCACAACGGCCACATAGACCGAATGGGCAGCAATGGGGTAATTGGTCGACCCGGTATTGACAGCGGAGCCCGTGGGGTTGTCCTTGACATAGACGTCGAGAACGTCAGCCAGGGCGAAAACCTCCGCGTAAATGGCTTGGGGTGTCCCGGTGCCATTCTTGGCGACCGAATTCTTCCGGCGGTACTCAAAGTCGGCCCGGCTTTCAACGTCGGAGCCCAGCGTACCGTCGGCGGCGTTCGTGATAGTGTCCCAGCCCGGGACCGCTTGGTACACTTGCGTAAGGGTGCCAGCCGCGCACGGAATGGGGCCGGTAGCAACGTTTTGAAATTCGGCCGTAACGGTTCCGGTCGACCCGATGGTGACGTCGCCCGCGCAAGCGTAGGTGTTGCCGCTGGTGTCTTGGGCCAAGGTGCCGCCGGGAATGACAGTACCGGCGATGCCGCCAAGCGTGGCCTGCACCGTGGTCGGCGTGGCCGGCTTGCGTGTCAGGAAGTAAATGCGGGCAATGGCATCTTGGAAGCGGTCGGCGGAATATTGCGGGTCGACTTGATTCACGAATAATGCAAATTCGTTATTCTTGTCTCCGATAATCGCGGCCTGGCTGGAAGCAAGTTGGCCTTGCGGCGTTTCAAGCGCCGGATTGAGCCCGCCCCCAAAGGCGGCGTTAATGTCGTCTTGAACGCCCGCCAATACGGCAGTTTCCGCGGGAATGACAAGGCCAGCCGGCGTAAACTGGATTTTTGGAACGCTAGAAAGTGACATTGTTAGCCGCTCCCGTTTCGTCAATAAATTGGATTTGCCCCGTAATTTCGCGGGAGTCGAATGCCGAAATTATACATTGAGCGGACACGACGCCGGGAACTGTTAGCGCCGCTTTCTCAATGTAGCCCGTCATAAGTGACAGCGGCGGCAAGTGCCCTAGCACGTCTTCAAAGTACGGAATGCCCTTTTTCGTGGAGTACCACAGTTCCCCCAGGAACAGGCGCACGGCGCTTGCAACGTCTTGGGCCAAGGCGTAAGGGGGCGTCGCCATGGCGATATTGCCGGCGCTGTCTATGACCAAATCCCATTGCCCTTGGTCAAGCAAAAGCGTGTTGTATTGCGTCATACTGGCGCCCCTGTGTTACCGCCCCCGGTTTGAACTCCCCCGTGGACGTGATTATGAAGGCTCTTGCCCTGTCCAACAACATCGTTGACGACGTTGAGTGGTCCAAGCATTTCACAGGCGCCCCCGGCACTCCCTTTGCCTTGGCTCAAGGGTCCGTTAAGCACGGTTGAACCGTTGACCGTGAAGGTTGGCGTATTGACAGTGCAAGACGTAGCGGCGTCGATTTCAACGACCGGGGCATCAATGACCACGGCCGTCGGGGAATGAATTTTGATGCCCGCGGCGCTGAATTGGACGTATTGCGTCGGCGTACCGTTGAGCATGCCGCCAAGGTACATGCCGTCGGCAAAGCTGTATTGGCGATGGCTCCCCGGGTTGCCTTGCTTCTTGGTTGTCTTGACTTGCGAAATGTCACGGGACGCGAAGACGGCGACCCCAATGTCCCCTTTTTGCGGGTCAATGATTACGCCATTGGCACCGCCCTGTAGCCGGAAATAAGGCACGTTGTAAATTGTCACATGGGGCGTCGGGTTGCCCTGGCCGTCAAGCTGGTTGACCATGGGAGTGACGTCGACATAGCCCACGGGGGACACGCCGCCCGCGTTCGTGCAAGATTCAATCCGGACCAGGGTCGCGGTTTGCATCTTTCCTAGCGCCTGTTGCACCATGAAAGCAATATTGTTGAACTCTCCCCAAGTGCTGGCCGGCTTAACCTGGCCGCTGGGGATGCTGTTAGCGTCCGACGACTGCGAGGCCATTAGCGTTACCCCTTATTCTTGAAAACCAGGCGCCGCCCGGCTTTTCGGATTCCAGCCGATGGCCGACCGAAGTTACAACCCATTCGCCGGCCGCCTGCTGTACGTCCGTTTCCAACTTGATGGAACCGCCGAACGTAACGGCCGGGTTAAATAGTGTTTGGAAATTGACGCCCACACCGTCAAAGGTCGGATAGCCAACCAGGCCGGACGCGGGCGAAATGAGCGGAATAATGACCCGGCGGGGCACGTTCGGGGGCGTGATTGCCAATATCTTGTCGTCAAGGTACATGTCGCACCCGGCCGCCCGCGCCAGGTCTTTGGCCTGTTCCATGCCGGTATTGGGCAGATAGACGTCGACCAGTTGCGTGGTAACGCCGTTATTCTCGAAAGTGTAGCCAAGGTCGCGGGCAATTTGCGCCATGACACTGGCAACGTCGACGCGCCCCTTGAAACTCCGGGGCGGGATAGCCTTTAAGGAATTGAAGAACGCCGCTTGCGCCTGAATGTGAAGATACACGTCGGGCATGCCTTGATAGTCAGCCCAAGCGTTGACGATGTTGCCGGCAAATACCAGCGTTTCCGCGGCGCCGTCAATGGCGAAAACTTCCACGGTGTTGGGAATCAGCGTACCGGGCTTCCATTGCAGCGTCGTAATGCTGTTCATGTCCGCTTGCTTCACGCCGTAGATTTTGGCGCGTAGGGTGCCCATCATCATGCCGCCGGCTTTGTCAATGTCCGCGGTTGCTCGGAAGCCTTGCAGCGTTACGACGTCATTGTCGGACGAACCAAACTTGCCCGTTCCCAAGGTAATGACAAAGCGGAGCGCCTTTTTATTCTCAAATGAGGGCATATTCTTCTGCCGTCAAATAGACCAAGTCGAAGCGGGATCCCATGCCGTCATAGCTGGGGTCGCCGCTTCCTTGGGAGTCGATAAAAAGCAAGTTTCCGGCAAACCCGGCGTACTCTCGGGATATGAGCGGCACGGCGTCCCGGGCGATGGTGCCAACCGAAATGTCGACGCCGTCCGCGTTGATATCCACGAAGACGCCTTGCGGCTTCTGGTACACGTAGATTTGGCAATTCTGGCCGCCCAAAACAACTTTGGTCGATTGGGAGGGGACGGGTTGCAGGGGTACGGATTGCATTATTTCACCAGCCCTTGAAGGTAGTTGCCGGCCTTTTCCGCCAGGCCCGGCAATTTGTTGGCAATGCTCTTGAGCGTCGAAGGCTGGGGCGTTTGCGCCTGCACCTTGCCGTTATCGGCTTGCGGTGTTGCGCTGGCATCCTTCGGCTGGTCAACCTGCCCCTTGTTGGACGTGGTGTAAAGCGCCGATACTTGGCGGATTTCCTTAAGCGTGATTTCCACAATCAGAAGGGTCGCACCTTTGGAATTGTGGCGGGCGTAGTTGTACCGCTCGACGGCGTAATTGATATAGGTGACTTCCGGAGTCACTACGCTGTAAAGGTCCGTCGACTTGCACGCCTTGTCGACCGCTTCCAGGAAGGTGCGGCGGTTGCTTTCGCTACCCTGCATGCAAAGGACCACTTGGGGCGCCGCCGGGGTTTCGACCTTGTTGTAACTGGCGAACGTGCCGCCCTCAAGGGGGAAGTCGCTTACGCGGGTTTCCTTGGAATAATCCACGGACCCGGTGGACAGCACGGAGCCCAGGCCGGCGGCTTCCAGTGCGTTGCCAATCAGCCCCGTGAACTTTGACGGGTCGCCAAGCGGCTTACCCTTGCTGTCAAAAATACCCCAGCGGGTTTGCACTTGGAAAATGCGCCACAGCATCCCCTGCAGCAACCCAAGGCCCGCGCGAACGGCCGGCGGGAAGTTTGGCGACCGGGGAAGCGCCGGCACGCCTGGCAACTTCGGTACGTTGGGGAAAGGGATAAGCGCCATATTAGGTCAACCCGTAATTTGCTTGAGAGGTAAAGAGGTAATCCAGGGACTTGCCCATATCCTTGGCAATGCCGTTGGCGTCCGTGGCGGCCGTGTATACCTTGACCTCCCCAATGTGGGTTTCAACGCTCTTGGACGTGGCGCCAGGGGCCGCGGCGGCGTTTGCTTGGGCAACCTGCACCGCACCAGCCCCGACGGCCGCCTGAGAGGCGCCAGGCACGCCCCCGAGCATTGCAAGGGCCATTTGTCCCCGCTTGGCCGCTTCACCCTCCCGGTCAGCCGGGCGTTCGTAGTGCTTGGACACGATGGCCGCGGCTTCGTCCGCCCGCGTCGCACCTTTAAGCAAGTTTCCGGCTTTGCGTTCGTTACCTTGGGTCAATTCATATTGCATGAAGGCCATTTGCTCTTCAATTGACGACCCTTGAATCGGTTTGCCAAAGACCTTTTGGAAGACGGCTTGCCGGTCGGGGTGCCATTGGCCGATGCCATACGCCTTGCCGTTGTCGCCCACGGCGTCCGCCCTAAAGGCGCTTTCCCGCTTGATGTTGGCGGCCAAGCCTGCAGCCTGCTCCCGCGACCAGCCTTGGGCCTGAAAATAGGCCATTGCGGCTTGCTCTTCCTTGGCGCCGCCGGCCGGGCTCTTGCCGGTGGAATTGACAGTACCGGAGGGGGCGGCGGCCGGGCTCTTGCCGGTGGAATTGACAGTACCGGAGGGGGCGGCGGCCGGAGCCGGGGAACCGGGGGCGCCCGGGGGTGCTGGGGCTTCTTCGGCGCCATACTTCTTGCCGTTGCCGCTCAAGAATTCCCCGGCGGCGAACTTGGCCCGCTTCCAATCGCGTTCAAACACGGCGGACAGCACGTCGGCCGCGGCAATTGCACGGTACACCATGTCGCCCAACAAGTCCTTAAGCCATTTGATTGCCTGGCCGGCGGCCTTAAATCCGGGTTCCCATTTGCCCCAATCAATGAAGCTATCGCCCCCGCGTTTCCACGTTTGGTAATCTTGCCACAGGGCGGCGATTGCGGCGGCCAGTGCCAGCACGGCGACCACAGTCAGGTTAATGGGAATCGTAGCCGCGGCGATGCCCGCCAGGCCGACGGCAATGATGGTAAGGAACGTTTGCACGAATTCCTTATTTTCCCGAATCCAGGCGCCGAAGTCCGCGAAAATGGCAAACATTTTTTCCAGCGCCGGAGTAGCGGCCGACAGCAATTCGCGGCCGAACGCTTCAAAGCTTTGCCGGCTGGAAACCATGGCGTTACGCAAGCGGCTGGCCTCTTCGGCTTGCTGCTTGGTTACGGCCCCGTACTCCTTTTGCCGGGCAATCATCAATTCAACTTCCGACCGCCCCTTAAGCAAAAGTTGCATGGTGCCTTGGTCAATACCCATCATGCGGCCCATGTTGTTGGCCGTGGTCCGGTCCATCTTACTAAAGCGGTCGGACAGGTCTAGCAACAGGTCATTGACGGGGCGGGCTTTGCCTTGCGTATCGGCCAGGCTCATGCCCAGCGCGGAGAAATACGGGATAAGGGAGGATTGCCCGGTAAGCTGCAATTCAGTTTGCGACTTACTGAGCATGTCCATAGTGCCTTGCAAGCCTTCCCCGGTCCCGCCGGCCAGTTCGGCGGCATTGGACCATGCGGAAATGCTATTGACACTTTGGTCGAGGTTTTGCGCGAAGCGGTCAAGGGCCGCGTTTGCTTCTATCTGGTTTTCAATGAACCGCTTTACGGCCATTGTCCCGCCGATGATGGCAAGGAATTTGGCGGCGCTTTTGGCTACATTCTCAAAGCCGTCGGCGCCGTCCTTTCCGGACTTCTTGAGTTTCGACCCGGTCTTTTCCGCTTCGGCGCCGGTATCCTTAAGGCCCTTGTCGACCTTGGACTTCTTGGCCTCAAACTCCGAAGAGTCAAGGCCAAGTTTTACCAGTAAGCTGTCGATAATTGTAGCCATGTGGATTATTCCCGGTTCGCCAAGGCGTTATTGTAGTCGTCTATCGTTACTACCTCTAGCATATCGTAGACGTCTTGGACCCCATAGACCGTATCCAATTCATGCAACGTTGCCATGCGTTTGGACAGTAGCGTCGCTATGGGGGCCGAAATGTTCACGTATTCCGCGAACCCTTTTTGCTGGCCGCCGCCGGCCGGGAGCCTTCGGAGATTGAGTGGACGACGGCCTTCAAAAAACCCGTATGCAACTTCCACACTTCGGCCCGTAGCTTGATGCGGGTCGTAATCTCTTCTATGTCATCTTCAATGAGATTGCGGATAACGTGCGGCTTCGTGGGGTCCGGCATGATTTGAACGCACGACCACATTTCGGCTAGGAGCGGTTCCGCAACCTCCCATTTCAGGCCGACAAGGGCCTTAATGCCCATTTCAGCCATTGCGGCCATGCCCATGCGGTCAAAGCCTGGCGGGACTTCCACACCGCCAGCCATGAGGGCCAGAAGCGCCCGCATTGCCCAGGATTCCGCCCGGCTGGCGGGCATTTCCGTAAGTACAAAAACCTTGCCTTGGTCCCGACCTTCGTCGGTAACGGTGTAATTCGCTGTATTGCGTGCCATGGTGATACCTCTCCGTATCGTGAACCTCTCCTTGGTGATAGGTGCCCCGGGCGTGCGTCGGGAGAGGGCAACGCGGCTTTGTGGGCCTGCCCGGGGCTAACTGGTTACAGCAAGGAGCGGTTGACCGACTCCCAGGTAATGACGTAGTCGACCGGCTGCAAGACCTTTTGCGCGTCCGGAATCTGCTTGGCGTTCGTCAGCACACCGCGGGTAAGCGTAAAGGATTCGCCGGTCGAAGGTAACGAAATGGAACCGGAGATATAGAACACTTCCCGGGCCGTCTTCATGGCCTGCACGATTGCGGCAAAAATGTCCTTGCTGGGGCTGTCAGCCTGCAGCGTAACGGTTTGCTTCGTGGGGTTGGGGACATAGCCCGCCGTCATACGCCCGTCGACGCCCATTTGGACCTCTGCCAGGTCGACCGCTTCCGTGGTGAAAGCCTTGTCGCTGGCGTAGCCCTTGAGTTGAACGGGTGACGGGAAGAGGCCCGCAACCACGATGGTAAAAACGCTGTTCGCGCTGGTGATAGTGGAATTGTCCATTTTGCTGGCCCCCGATTACATAATGTCGATGGATGCGACGGTAATCTTCTGCACGGCGCCGCCGTCCGTGTACCAGAAGTTAATTACCGGCGTGCCGCGGTTGCCGCGAACTTGGGCGCCCGGGTCAAGGATTTGCAAGTGATAGCCTTGCTGTTCGATGATGGTCGAAACGTCCAGGCCGGCGGCTTGGTTAACCTGCGCCTTTTGGGAAGCCGACATGCTGATGCCCGCACGGATGGCGCCGAAATTCAGGGCCGCCGTAATCGGGTCAATCATGGCCGCACGAATCAGGCTATAGCCGCTTTCGTTGTACGGAATCGACTTGACCTGAGTAAGCAGGGTCATAAGCGCAAGTTGGAATTGGCTGTTTAAGTAGACTTGGTCCACGAAGGTGTCCAGCCACTTCCATTTGCCGGTCATTTGGCCGTTATACAGGAAGTTGAAATTGTCATTGGCCGTCGCGTAGGCGCCATAGAAGCTATAGCCGTTCGCCAAGAGGTTGGCGGCAATCTGCTGGTCGGTCACAGTGGCCGTAAAGCCCGGTTGGGACTTGAAGGCGGCCGTAATGCGACCATTGGTGCGGCTAAAGTCGATGGACGCCACGGAGCCCAGCACGAAGGCCGCAAGCTCCTTGGTGTTGTAGACCGGGACGACGCCGTCGTATGCCGCGGTTTTCGCCAAGTATCCGAAGTTCGTAGTCGAACCGTTGATAATGGCTTGCGCGTCGGTGTCCCAAACGATATAGGCGTAACGCTGATTTTGCGCGTTCGTCCAAACGGCAAAGTTAGTTTTGTCCGCGGTCACGGGCTCCCAAATGGTCATGAAGTCGACCCAATTTTGGGTTTTGCTCTTGACCATATCCATGCAGGTTGCCGGCGTATCAACGTCGTCGCCTTGGGAAAGGAGCATGCCGGTCGCGCTGGTCAGCTTGAGGCCGGCGGACAGGGTGCCGGTCGCTTCGGTCATGGTGGAAGCGGCGCCCGTGGTGCTGGAAGTCAGAATGAAAACGGACTTGATGGCGTCCCAGGTGACAGTCGGGCCGCCAGTGAAGCCGGCGGCAATCTTCGTGGCCGCGTCGCTGAAACTGGTAGCCGTTGCCAGGTTGATACTGGTCGACGTCTTCACGGTGCCGTTCATGGTCACAGTAAGGATGCCGGAAAGGGCTTGCAGTTGCGCCAGGGTCATGCCGACCAGGGAACCGGATTGCAGCCAGGCCGCACGGGCGGTCGCCACGAACGGCGCAAAAAGCAGGGTGCCGGGCTTGACGGTCGAATTATCGAAGCCCAGGAAGTAGGTTTGCGCTAGTGCGTACTCCGCGGAAGCGGGGCCGAAAAAGGCGCTTACGGCGTCCGCGCTGGCGAAGGATTGCACAGCGTTGGTCGGAAGGTATGCCGATTGGGAAAGCATGACGCCGTTAAGAGCCAGCGGATTACCGCCGGAACCAACGACGCCGGGGTTGACGACAACAATGTCACTTGCCGGGATAGTCATTTGTTCACCTCGTTAAATAAGTGGTAATCCGCAATTACGGAGCCACGACGTCGACCGGCAAAATCTTGTTTGGAGCAAGCACGTCGGCAAAGTCTTGGGGGACCGTAACAATTGGATTGTATTGCAAAGATACCGTCAACGTCCATCGGCGTTCATACTGCTGTTCCCCCGTAACAAGCGGGGCCTGAATGCCGTCGGACGTGTACAGCGGCTTAATGTTCGCGGGGAAATGGGCAAACCCCCAATGCGACCGGAACGCGGTTTTTACGGTCTTGCAAAACTCACCAGCTTGCGCCCCGTAAAAGTCAATTTGCACGTCGATGCGCGACGGGCCGTAGATTGTGGCAGTCCCGTCGTCCGGCTGGTATTCCGTGGCCGGGACGGTCAAGTCAACTTGCATCATTTCGGTAAGAATGACGCACGGATTAGGCGGCATCGCCACGCGGTTGACTTGCGCCCGGACAACTTCGGCGCCGGGCACGAAGGGGGCGAGAAAGGCCGCCAGGGCGTCAATTACTTGGTCGACGGTAATGCTTGCGGTGTACATCAATCCCCCTGCAACACAATGGCGGCCTTGGTCCAAGTCGGCCAGCCTTCCAGCACCTTGACCACAAGCCAATTTTGCCCGTCGATTTGCACCAAGTCCCCGCCGGTCCCGTCCGGCCTCACGACGCCGGCCAGCGCCCCGCGCAAGTAAATAGCCCGGATGGTGCCTTGAATGTTCAGGCCGTCAAGCTGCTTGATATCGTTGGCGTCGAGCGCTTGAATTTGCCCCGGGCCACTTACCGGGGCGGCGTAGCTGGGAACCTGCTTGCGGCCGGCGCCAATGGTGTAGCCCGTCGACCGCAACACGGTAACGGTTTTGTTCGGGTTGACCGCGGTGGTCACACCATTGGCGATGCCGCGCAAGTCCATTACTCTTTTACCTCATAGGCAATGCTGTTGAGCATGTGGGACGTGTCAATAAGCGGCTTGGCAAAGCCCTTGGCTTCGACCGTGCTTTCCTTCAACGCCGGGGTCGTGAAGTCGTTTATGCTTTGCTGCAAGGCGCCCTTGATATCTTCGCCCATCAGGGCCAGCACCTTGGGGCCGTCATACTCCGTCGCCTTCGCCAGCTTCGCCATTTTGGGCGCCCATGTGGGGGACTCCTTGGCAATCATTTGGCGGAAGAAGGGGCGGGGCTGGCGCCCGGGGCCGCCGTATTCGTTCCAGAAGGCCACGGCAGCGACCGGCGTTCCGTCCGGGTACGTTGCGCCTTCCATGAAGCCGACCGCCACTTCGCCGCCGCCCATCTTGCGGGCGATTTCTTCCAGGGCTTTGGATACCCCGTCGGCGCCGTGTAGGAAGTGGTCGGCCACGGTCAATACCTCGTTGGCTGTGCCAGGTAACGGAAGCCGCGCAAGCTGCTTGTCGCTTGCCAGAAGGCGGCCCCGTATTGGGTTTGCCGGAACCAGGCGCCGGAACCAGGCGTCGCCGCTACGTCATCAAAGGAAGCCGATACCGACCCCTCACTGGCTTGCGAAACGCGCCCCACGGGCCGCGGCATGCCGTCCGCGCTTAGAAGGCCGCCAAGATAGGCGACGTGCGCGGTCAGCATGTTAAAAAGGGTCGCCCGGCGGGTAAGATTCTGCACGGGCGAATTGTCCGCATTGGACAGATACAAGCCGGCTTCCATGAAGCAGGCCGTAAGCGTAGCGTCAGGAACCGCCGCGAATTCGGGGTAACGCGCTTTGAATGCGGTCGGGTCGAATACAACGGCGGCCATTTCGCTTACTCCTTGGTATCAGCAACCTTGACGCCCATAGCCTCTTGCGGCATGGCTTCAAAGCCGGTTTTTTCTTCCTTCAATTCTTTGGCCTTGGCCTTGACCTCTTCGGTCGTGCGGGCTTCAAAGATGGCACCGGACTTGATGGCCGGATGGTCCTTGTGGACGGTCTTCCAGGTTTCCCAAAACTCACCGTCGACCGGGGTCGTGGCGCAATCGGCGCCAATGATGATTGCTTTGTTCAAGCCGGCAAGTTCCACTTTCTTGGACACGTCCAAGGGGTGGTCGAGAATGAGGCCGTGGGGCAGTTTGCAGCAAATCAGCACAGTTTTTACGGTAGCCATGTTCGTTACTCTCCTAGATGGTGAAAAGCCCGGGAGCCGAAGCCCCCGGGTTGCTGCTTAGATTGCCAGCATTTGGGCAATCAGGAACGGGCGGAAAATGACCGTGCCCCAGGTGCCTTGCGACTTCTTCTGCTTGAAACTGGAAGCGCCGACCACAATCGGATGCGCCCGCATTTTTTCGGTGAAGCCGCAAGACGCGGTGCGCTGGCCTTCCATGTCGTCCACAATCAGTTGGGCCAATTCGCCCGAAACGGTGGAGTATTCCGGCGCGGTCTTGATTGTCAGGTTGGGGAAATTCTTTTTCAGAATGTCCGCGACGTTGACGTTAAAGTCCGTGGTCTTGGTCAAATACACTTCCGAAATTGGCGAGATTGCCAAAGTCATTTTGGTATCGAGTTCGACCAGGCCGTTGGCTTGGGTTTGAAGCTGCTTGTACAGCTTTTGAATGTCGGCGTTAATTTCTTGCGCCGTAGCGTTCGCCCAACTGGTGCCGCCAGCGATTTTGGTAATCGGACTTACAGCGGCGGACAGGCCGGGGTCGTTCAGCAAGCCATAGTTTTGCAGGCCCGAAACGCCGAAGAAGTACGTTTTGTTTTGGTACTTGTTCAGGGTCAGAGCGGACGCGATGTTGACGCGGTTGGCCCAATCAATACGGGCCAGGCCGGCGCGTTCCAGCTCACGTTCACCCCATTGGGTCATGACTTGGTAATGGAACGACTGGCGTTGCGGGAAGTTGGAGTTCACCCCGGCATTACCGCTTTCGCTGTAATCGCCATAGGCGGACGTAACGCCCGTGGATTCCACGACCGGGAACATTGCCGTTTCGGTGGTCCAATCGCCCTTTTTGACTTCGTCGCCCACGATTTCGGCCGCCTTCATGGGCGATACCAAAACCTCAATCAGCTTGGGGTCGATGTAGGTCGAGAGGAACGCCGGAATGCCGGCATTGCTGGTGGTAATCAGGGTCGGCTGTGCATCGCATGCGAAACCGTCTTGCGCGTAGCGAAGGCCCATTGCGGCGCCCTCCGCTTGGAAGTCGGCGTTGACGCCCATGAAGTGGATACCGGCACGGCCCATCAGAGCTTGGAGAATCGGGTTCATGCTGGTCGCTCCTTAAAAGGACATGACCGCCAGTTCACCGGATGCCGAATCACGGGAACAAGCAAAGTCGGTTTCAATGTAGCTGGTTGCCGTCGCGGCGCCGCTGGAAACGGTTTGCGAAACACTCAGCGTATAGGTGCCGGTACTGCCCGCGGTGCCGGTCAGTTGGGCGGTGATGTAAGCCGGGGTGCCGCTGGCTTGCGTGACCCGATCGCCAACACTCAGGGCGCCGGAGCCAACGGCGGAAACCGTAAGCGTCGTGCCAGATTGTGCGGCGGTGATGGAAGCGGAAGCGGGGGCGGACGCGGTCGGCTCAAAGCGGACGGAACCGTCTTGGAACTTGGCGTAAGCCTTTTCACCCTTGGCCGCGGCGGAACCATTCGCCAGGGCGTAGTAATCGCCGGTACGCATGAGCGTGACGGGGAAGCCGACCGGAATCAGGTTGCCGCTTTCGGCCAGGTAGGTCGAAATAAGCGCCTGTTGGTCGCGGTGAATGAAGCCGTCGGGTTTGCCGGTGCCGGTATTCAGCACGGTAACGCCGTCGGATTGAATCCAGGCGAAGCGGCCAACGGTGACGCCAGCGGCGCCAGCAACAAAGCCGCCTTCCGGGGACACGGTAGCCGCCCGGGGATTGGCCGAAGCGAAGTCGCCAGCGCAAGCCGGGGCCTGCTGTGCGTTAACTTGAGTTTGAAAGCCCATGGTATTTACCTCCTATTAGGCGTTACGGAAACGTGCGGCGCCCGGGAACTTCGCGGCCAGGCCGGCGGAGTCTTGAGCAACATGCACGGGCGCGGCGACCTTGTGGGAAGCGGCAACCTTGAACAAGGCGCGAAGGGCCGGGGCACCTTCCACACCAGCGCGGTCCACCTTCATGTGGTCCAGGGCGAAGCCATAGACCGCGGCGGCGGAGTCCATACCCATGACGTCGCCCACAACGGCGCGAACATCGCGGCGGGCTTCTTCGGCTTCGCGCAATTCCTTACGCAAGCTGTCCATGGCGGCGTCGACTTCTTCCTTCTTCATGCCCGGTTCCGGCTTTTCGTCGGCGGCCGGGGCAGCCAGAAGACCGCAAGCGGCTTCAAGCGTGGCGTCGTCAACCTTGCCGGCCAGAAGGGCACGGAGCTTGTCGGCTGGCGATTCGTCCGCGGCGGCGGCCCGGGTTTCGACCGGCTTCGGGTCTTGCTCCACGTCCAGAATTGCGTCGAGAACGGCGTCGAGTTGATTGGAGTCGATGGACGCGTCGAGGGCCAGCAGCTTGGCCTTAACATCATCCTTCTTGAAGGTCTTGCGGTTGGCATTGCCTACCAGCGCCGGCAAGGCGGAATCCGCCGCAAGCACAGGAGAGGCCGCGCACAATGCCGCAAAGAGGGCTTTGCCCAGCTTGCTCATTTTCATGGCGGATTCCTTGAGTATGAAAGGGTTTCGGTCGGCCACTACCACGTCGGACCCGGCACGGCCAACCTCAACTAATGCCAGGTGATTGCCCTGTATTTCCGTCATGCGTCCGTCGTAGGGCTGGCCTTCAAATTCGCCGGGCTCCATAACGGGTACGTAACGATACGCACAGGATAATTCGCGTACTTTATCAGTTTCTATGCCCGCGATGGCCGTCGCGTCCCAAACACAAAGGTCGGCGTCGAGATACGGGGCCGTAAAAACAACTTCGGAGCCGATGGCGCCGACGACCAAATCAGGCCGCGGGGCTTCAACGGTAACGGGTACATGCTCGGAAAGAATGGGGAGCCGGGCGAATGTGGCCGCCCCGCGCTCCAATTCCACAGGGTCGCGGAACAAGCGGTAAACCGTATCCGGCTGCAGGCCCAAGGCTTCATAGCCCGGAATCTCCTTGCCGTAATACGGGTTGACCGTGGCCTTTGAAATATGGGAGCGGTCGACGTGAAGCCGTCCGTCGGCATCAATCCGGCGGGCGCTTCGGTCAAAGGCTAATTTCATGGTCGGCATAATGTTGGATTATGAGCATTAAAGGCTGTAGGCGCAATATATACCGTACCAGTCACCAGGCGGAAGGTCGAAATACGTCGCCGCTCCGCTGGCCGTCCAGTAAAACGGCCAACTTAGTTGCATGCGTAAATTTATGGTCATCGTGCTGAGATTGTCGAAATTTGAATCGAGGGGATTAGAAACCGAACTGTTGAGCAGCCTCGCCAAACGGCAAGCAATCAACCTCACCGCTGCGCACCTTCCCGGCTAGGTACGCCATCGCCGTATCAAGGTCAGCGTTCAATACCTGAAGGGCAGCGGGGGCAGTGATGACAGAACGATGCAAGGTAATAACAGCCCACTCACCCCGCGATATTGCCCAATTGACTACATTTTGAAAGTCTGTCACGGTTGTGGTGTTCGTCACCCCAAGCGCCCCCTGAACGAGCAGTGGGTCGAACGCTCCGCAAATTGGCTGAGTACGGTTATAGACCGGACTCATCAACCGTATCGCCTTTATTCCCGCCGCTTCATAAGCCGCTGAGACTAAATCCTGACGCGCTTGCGCCACGGTTTGCGCAAAAGGACAGGTGTAGCCATGCACCGCATAATTCAGGCCGCGAGATAGGCCGCGAGAGCTACGCCACGCTTGCGATGCAACGATGTCGTTGTAAATACTGGATTGCGTAGGCCAGTCAGTAGCGTTCGCGTACCCATTCACCTTGCTGTTATCAAAGGTGTGATGGATTAACTCATGCCCTCGGTTGTACGCAGCAATGATCTGCGCCTCATTCATGTAGGTCGTGCTAAGGCCGATATTCCCACCAACAAGCGCCAACGATGAGCGCAAACCATAGCCGTCAAGGATTGGCAGGATGTAGTCCCGCTGGCTTGCGTACTCGCCGTCATTGACGATTGATACCATGCCCTTGCGCCGTGCATTTTTCATCAACGGCCCGATTTCAACTGTCACCCCGTCAGCCGTTGCCGGTACAGTCACGAAGATACGAAGCCGGGTAACAATTTCAGCGTCAAGGTCAGTCGTTGCAGTCCATCCACCAGAAAATGACCAGCCTTCAGTCGCGGCACCAGCAGCAAAACTAATCATGTTCCATTTGTTTGCTCGAAAATTTCCAAGTTCAATCCGCGCCTTCGCTGATTTCGTAAAGTCTGCCGAGTAAATCCAGATTTGAATAGGATTGACACCGTCGACAAATCCGACATTGCTCGAAAACTTGAACGGGATTTGCATTGTGCGCAACTGCGCAAAGCTAACACCAGTGGTCAGGTTGAATTCAGCGTTGTAAGACGTGCTGGCTTTGAACGTGCATTTCAGCGGCGCGGCCTTGATTGCATCGCTGTAGTCGCCTCGCCCGACGGCTTCAGGCGCACCATTTACAGAGATAAGCGCGAGAGTGCCTTCCGATGCCGCCCACGACACAAGCGGAGCCGCGACGGCTACTTGCGCTTCGCCAACGTCAGTGATCGAAAATCTATTCCTCCCGGTGAGAGGGTCGGTTTTCGACGTAACCGGGAGCCCGTCGGTTTGAGTATCCTGCCCGGCCAGGTAAGTTACGTCGTTCACCCCTTTCGGCGCGATACCGATAAGCCACCCGGTGTCGAGGTTAAAAACCCCCGTAATGTCTGCAGTAGTAATGTTGCTCATGGGATATTCCTATCTAAATTGGCAGTATCGGCCGACTTGTGCATCGGCAATTTATTTCCTCTCCGGGCTGGATATGCTCCCCGGAAATTAGGCAACCTTCCGCGATTTTATACCTTTTCCCGTTTGCTGTCACATGGTCAGGGCGCGGATTCTTCCCGGCGTGGCTGTGCATCCAAATGGCTTCCGTTATGCCAAGTTCCATTTGCCTTGCGCGGTTGACGACGGCGTTCGCCTTGTTCGATTGGTCCCGGGCTATCAGTTCCGCCCGATGGCTGGCCGCCGGGTAAAGTTGCTTTAGCTCCTTGACCATGGTCGCCAGGTCACGGCCGGCGCTGTAGGAGCGCATAACCACGCCTTCAACCTGCTGCAAATACTTTTCGGGAATAGAGCGAATCAAGGCAACGTTTTCCTCAAGGCTGGCATTGAAGGCGTCGCGTACCGCGGGCGTCATCTTGAATTCAACGGTCCACCCCGCTTCCTTGAGGGCTTGCCGGAATGCGGAGTCGCTGGCCTTGAACATACCTTGCAAATAGGCTTCCGCCAGCTTGGGGGCGTAGTCTTCAAACCGCTTGGTCCACCGGCGGGCCAGTTCGTCAAGGATGCGTTTGATTTTGCCGGACGGGCTGGCGTCAGCACCTAGCAAGATGGCGTCTTGCGCCTGTTCAACCAAGGCGGCCATGCGCGGCGGGTCTTTGCGATAAGCCGCGGTTAGCCAGTATTCGACCGACGCGTGCATTTCCGCAATGAGCCGCTGCAGGGCCTTACGGTATTTGGCTTCAATACCGCGATTGGCCGGGACCGCCCGGCACGTCTTAGGCTGTTGCGCCACTGGCGGCCCCCGGTTGGTCTTCAAGTCCCGGCGGCGGCGCTTCGCCCGGGGCGGGCTCCGGATTCGGCGGGACCAGTTCGACGGAAGTATCCAGCCCCATAAATCCGCTGTTCGGGTCTTTCGCCAGGCGTTCCCGGACTTCGGACGGGTCGACCACACCGGCCGCGATATAGGCGCAATCCGCCTGGCTATCGGAAAGCCTAATTTCGCTTTCTTCCTTCGGCGTCATTTGGTACAGCGGGACAAAGTTAAAGCCGATATCCGGGTCGATTTCCCCGAATAGTGAAAGCTGTACGGCCTTCAAAATAACTTCCAGCGGTTCCCGCCAATGGGCTTCCTGTTGGGCCGCAATCCAATCGTAGAAAATGCGGATTTCGCCGTCGCTGGAAGCATTCAAGCCGCTGGGAGAAATGCCGGTAAGAACAATGGCCGGCATGCGGGACACGCTGCACATTTGTTCTTGGCTTTGGGCTTGGAGTTCGTGCAGGCCGGAAAGCGGGGTATTGATTTGTACCAATTCCTCCCGGTCCTTGTCCAAGAGCATTAAGCCCTTGTTGCTCCGCGTGGCCGTGAAGAGTTCGGCCCGTGCGAACAAATCGCCGCCGTCGTCGTCCCCCTGCAGCACTTGGTCCATACTCGTGGCAAGCGCGGTAATGCTGAAATTGTTTAGCAGGTCCGACACGCTTTGACGGGTCCGGAGCCAGTTGTCGACATAAGGCTCCGCAAGCTGGGAAAGGGACATACCCGCGAAGTTAAACGCCGGCTTGAGAATGTCCGGAAGCGGCCGGGTTACGATGGTCATAAGGCGGGACGCGTGGACCTCTTGGCCCAGCATGAACCACTTGGACGGCTTGTAAAAATCAGGCGCCACGGGGTCCAAGGCGTTATAGCCGGCCGGGGTGGTCCACACAGCTTCGACCGGGATGATGCGCGTAAAGCTGCCCTTGGCAATCGTGCGGGGGTCAAGGATAAGTGGGGTCGAACGGTCGGCGCCGGTAATCTCCAAGAAGATTTGAGCCCGGCCAAAATAGCAATCATGTTCCGTTCCCGTTTGGATTGCCCCGCGAACGTTGAGCCGCTTAAATTCTTCCTCAATAGCTTTGATTTTCTCCGCGGTATCCGTGTCGTCGTCTTGCTTGCTGGTGAATTCCAGCCATTCCCGGGTCAACTCCGTTGCCAGCGCGGAAGCCATTTGCCGGAATTCGGCGCGGGTCGCCAGTTGGGAGAGGTACGCGAAGCCAGGGAAGCCGCCGCCGGGGAACGTTTGGGCCGCGTAGGCGTATTGGTTGGAGTCTTGCGCCATTACGGGGGCGGTCACACCAGCCGGGACGACGCCGGGCGCCAGTTCCGGAGGCTTGACCGGGAAGGCGTAGGATTTGGCGGCGCTGGCACCAGCCTTGGCCCGCTCCGCTGCACGACGCAAACCGTCCCCCTTGGGCTTGGCGGGGGCGTCAACTTTGGGGGTCTTACGAGGCCGACCCACAGGGCGCTTTGCGATAGGTTCCATGGGTTTATTTTGAGGGAAAATAATTATTTTTGCAAAATATCTGTTGACGTAGGTAAATAATTTATCTATACTCTGGTCATCAACTCAACGAACCGGAGGCAACAAAATGACCAAAACGCAAATCCTCAAAGCCCTGCGTATCGAACGTAACCAAAGCGCCGACGCATGCTTTCCTTGCGGCGATTTCATGGTCTGCTGCGGAGAAGGTGCGACGTTCCGCTCGTTCTCGATTTCGTCAGGCCAAAAGGCGGCCGAAAAGTCCCGCGCCGATATCCGCAAGAATCCAGAAGCCTACGGAATCGAATAACCCAAAGGCCCCGCAAGGGGCTTTTTGTTATCCGCGACCCATGGCTTTGTTAAGGGCCTCTTGGGTAATCTTCAACTTGTTGAACAACGGGAAGAGGCGGCGCAACGCTTGGGTCGTGGCGTCGACTTGGTCGTCGTTGGCGCCGGCCGGGAACGCGGTAAGTTCCCCAACCAACTCCTTGACCTTGCCGTCGCCGCGGAATAGATGGTCGCTCCAATCCGGGTGCGGAAGCCACACGTTACCCGCTTCCCAGTAGCTCGTTACAGCGTGCGCCCGTGCCAGCTTCGACCCGTCTGGTTCAATCGGGATGATGCCGGAAACGGAGCCCTTCAAGGTGTCGATTACCGCCGGCCCGTTGGCCTTGTCTTCTATCAGAATTTCCCGGACCTTGGGCCATTCGTTCTTTAGCTTGATGACTTCCCCGACGGTCTTGGTAAAGGACATGCGGGCGCGAACCTGGCCCAGCAAGTAGGCATTGGCGCCAGCCTTGCCCCATACCTGGCCGACGACAAAGTCCGTGCCGTCCGTGTCCTTAAAGGTGCAATCCCAGGAAGCCAAGACCTTGTCGAATTTGGCCGGCAAGTCCTTGGGGAAGTAGTAGCGCAAACCGCTTTCCTTGAAGACGTTGCCACCCAGCGCCCGCGGGCATTGCTGGTACATGGCCGCCCACCAGTAGTCGCTAAACAGGCTTTTGACTTCTTGCAGGAATGCCAGGCTTTTGAGTTCCGGGACCAGCGGGCCGCGGGGCAAGTTCGGGTTATAGCCAACTTCCCCGGGTTCATTGATGGCCGGGAAGCGCAAGACGGTAAGCCGCGGGTCGCCGGCAAAGTGTTTGCAAATCCGGGCGGGCAAATCGTCTTCCGCCCAGGACGTTGCCATAATGATTTGCCCGGAGTTTTCGGATAGCCGGGTCGTGAATACGGTTTGATACCAGTTCCAATGCCCTTCCTTGACCGTGGGCGACAAGGCTTCCTTTTCGTTCTTTACCGGGTCGTCAATGATGCCGATATCAACGGGCCGCCCGGTCAGGCCGGCGCCCACACCGACGCCAAGATAGCCGCCCGCCCCGCCTGGCGCCGTAAATTCCCCCGTCCGGTTGACGTCATAGCGGCGCTTTTCCGCTGGCTGGGGGAATAGCCGACGGTGCTTTTCGTCCGCCAGGTTACGTCGCACGTCTTGGGCCATGGCGTTTGCCAGTTCGTCCGAATAGGACGCGGCGCCGACCCGCCAATCCGGGAAGCGCCCCAGGATGAACGCCGGAAGCTTGCGGCTAACAATCTCCGACTTGCCGTGCTGGGGCGGGGCCTGCAGCACAAGGATTGGCCGGCGGCCCGCCTGCATGTCGTCAATGAACATGTCGAGGGCGGCGCAAACCGCGGCACTAAAGCCGCTTTGTTTGTACTTCGGAGACGTGTAGCCGATATAGGCGGCCAGTTGCCGCCTGGCACACCTACGCCGCAACAGTTCCGCCGCGGCTTCACGCTTCGTCGGCAGCATCGGAAGCCTTGAGGATGGCGGCAAGCTGGTCGTCGGTCAGGTCTTCCGCGGTCAGGTTTGCCAGGGGAATGGGGCCGCCGCCGGGGCCTGAAAATTCCTTTTTGTCGACCATCATGCCCAGGTATCGGGCCAAGTTGGCGACCGCCGCGTCCTTGTCCCGCATGTTGATTTTGATGCCATTGCGGGTCCGTTCGGCGCCAGCATAAAGCACCTTTGCCGGCCCGCGTAGCTTTCGGGTATCCGCGACGTGGACGTCTCCAATTCCCAAGCCGCCGCACTCCGGGCAATCCTTGTTCGGCTCCACGTTCGGATTGAAGCCGAAACCGCCCATGCCGTCCGGGGCAGGCTTGCCGCTATCGACGGCCTTGTCGACCGCCGCGGAATATTCGGCTTCCGTCCATTGGTATTGATGGCCGAAGCCATGGCAATGGCGGCAGCACGTCCGGCGGACTTGCACAATGTCATTGGGGTCGGCTTGGGCAATTTTAGCCCATTGGCCGACGACCCATTCCGGGGTGATGCTGGCGGCGACTGCGCATTCTTCCATCCGTTCCGCAATCGCGGCCTTTATTTCAGGTTTCTTCAAGTTCTCATGGCCGATTTGCCCAGCGGTATTTTCCGAATAACCAGCACGCAAAGCGGACTGCGTCGCGTTTTCGTCTACGCAATACTCGTTCACGAATCGGCGTTGTTTAGGTGTAAGGCTCATAGTGTCTTAATTCTAGCCCTTGGCGGCCACAATTGCAACCACAACGGGGCGTCGCTCTTGGTTCGGTGCCCTTTACCCTGTTACCCCATTGGCTAAAATTACGGGGTGGGTACTCTAACCCTTTGATTCTATTACTCTATTTTATATAATACCCCTATACCCCGTAATAATAGAACGCTGTACACCTTAGACCCTCTTACATTACAGTAAGGTTATTATAATAATCATATCTTACGTTAAGATGGTCTACAGTGCCGTAGGATTGCAAGCGTGCGGGGAATGCGACCCGGGGTTCTTACTTTCGCCGGGGGTTATGTCTTACTTGCGGCGGCTGGTAAGATGCGCTAAAATCATAACGTCAATTTTAGGAGCGTAAACCATGCAAAATTACACCAGCCGGGCCGACGCGAAGGTAAGAGGCCAAAGCCAATATTTTACGGGGATTCCCTGCAAGAACGGCCATTTAACCTATAGGTACACTTCTAGCGGTTCTTGTAGCGGTTGCATCCGGGCGCACAATCGGCCGTCGAGTGACCAAGCGACCGTCGAACGCAAGGAAGCAAAGGCGCTTTTGGTGCAAGTTCGCTTGCGTTGCTATGAGGTTGACCGGGACGCCCTGGCGGCGGCCGTGTGGTCCTTCGCCGTCATGCGTAACCCGGTTATCACGCTGGGGGACGTCGACCCGCGTTTGCTACCCCAAGACAAGACCGCGGGCACGGGACTTTATGCGTTCTATTGCCATTCGGAAGACGTGCCCCAAGTCCGCCAACTGGCCGACGGCATGCTCAACGGCCACAGTATCGACGCGAACGCTGGCAGGGCCAAAGCCATTGCAGCGGCCCAACGTTACGTCGAAGCGGATACGACGCCCCCTATGTCCTTCAAGTAGCCGCGGGAGCCCTTGGCGGGGCTCCGTGTGGCATTCGGGCTGGTCAGCCTATCCAATAGGTAATGCGCTCTTTGCCGGCCGATTCGTAGCGGGTGACGTTGATCGGTACACGGGCGCCGCGTTCCTCAAGTTTCGGGATGATGTAGTCGGCCACAATGCGGGCAGCTTCGGCCCGGCTCAAGCGCACATAGCCGCCAGCGCAACCAATGAACGCTTTGTCGTCTTCCCCTTCAATTGGGGCGTCGTTGCGGACGTGCAGGCAAAAGGAAGTGCCGGCCTTGGCGTTCTTTACGAACTTAACGGCATCGGCGGTCTTGAATAGTTGGCTCATGGTTTGCGCTCCGGTTGTTTGTGTTGACGCCCTAGATATTAGATAAATAATTTACCTATGTCAACAAGAAAAAGCCCGCACTCGGCGGGCCTATAAATTGCGCTTGGTTATTTAGGATTCCGCCGGGGCTTCCTCTTCGACCACGGTAGCCGGCCAGACGTTGTAATGGGCTTCAACCAGCACCAGCGCGGCCCGGTATTCAACGGCATGCACGTTGTCGCCGTGTTCCCCTTGCAGCTTGTCCCGGAACTCTTCCACGGTGCCAAAGAAGCAACCGGCACGAAGGTAAACGCCCTTTTCCGTGAGGAATGCCGTCAAAATGTCTTGCCGAGAACCGATCGGGCCGACCGCGAAATAGGGACGGTCGCCCGTCAGTTTACCCGCGTCGCGAAGGTCCGCGCCGCAAAGGTTCGCGCTGCGAAGGTCCGCGCTGCGAAGGTCCGCGCCGTAAAGGTTCGCGCTGCGAAGGTCCGCGCTGCGAAGGTCCGCGCCGCGAAGGTCCGCGCCGTAAAGGTTCGCGCTGCGAAGGTCCGCGCCGTAAAGGTTCGCGCCGCAAAGGTTCGCGCCGTAAAGGTCCGCGCCGCAAAGGTCCGCGCTGCGAAGGTTCGCGCTGCGAAGGTCCGCGCTGCGAAGGTTCGCGCCGTAAAGGTCCGCGCCGCAAAGGTTCGCGCTGCGAAGGTTCGCGCTGCAAAGGTTCGCGCCGCGAAGGTTCGCGCCGTAAAGGTTCGCGCTGCGAAGGTCCGCGCCGTAAAGGTTCGCGCTGCGAAGGTCCGCGCCGCAAAGGTTCGCGCCGCGAAGGTCCGCGCCGCAAAGGTTCGCGCCGCAAAGGTCCGCTTTTGCGTTTATCGCGGCGGCCAACGTAATTGCGTCGCTGTTGTTTTCGCATTCGTGGCTAAAAAGAATTTCCAGCGAAAAGCGGGATTTGATTTCAATTTTCATGGTGTGTACCTCTCCAGGTGAATTAAGGATGCTACGGGCCTAACTATAGATAAATAATTTACCGTCGGCAACGGTTATTTCTCGACTTCAAACTTAATGCCCCAGCGGAAAACCGCGGCATATAGGGCGCCGGCCGCAAACAAAAGCGGCTTTGTCCACCAGCGGGATTTAACGCTTACGGTGATTGATAGCTCCGTCATTTCTTCATGCTCTCCAACAGGTCGACAAGCGCCTTTTGGAACTTGGTGGACAATTGCTTGTAGCCCGGGTCGTCCATGAGCGTGGTCAACATTTGGTGCATGGGTTCCGCCTGTTTGCGTAGCACCTTCTTAAATTCGGCTTGCGGCAAGTGCTTGGCGGTAACGCGGCCGGTCCCCGACTTGACCATGGCAGCCAGTAACACGTCGCCCGCCTTGTCCCCGTGCTTCTTGATACTGTCAATTGCTAATGTGGCCGATATGACCGACTCCATTACCATGCGGCGAACCGGGAGCGGCGCCGATGCCAGGGACAACAGGGCGTCGACGTATTGTGCCCCGGAGTATCCCAAGCGGCGGGCAATCTCTTTGGACTCCCAGCCGAAGGCGGCCAGGCGCTTGCACACGACGGCTTGTTCGTAGGTGGTCAGGGGTTCCCCTTCGTTGCCCGTGACAAGGTCAACGGTAAGGTCTTCCATGCTGGTGCCGCGGGGCTTGATTACCACGGGCACGGCGGCCACTTCCACACCTTCCGAAAGCGCCAGCAATACCGCTTCGTGCCGGCGGTGCCCCCCGGTGACGTAGATAACTTCCGTGCCCTCTTCCAGCGCCACGAAGCCGGTCAACGGCTTGTCCCTGTAATAGCCGTTTGCCTTGATGCTGTCAGCAATCCAGCGCACGCGGCCGGCATACGCTTCATTTTTGACGCGGGCGTTAAAGCCCTCAAGGATGCGGAGCCGGGTCGGTTCCACTTGCCACAGGTCCGCACTTACGGCGCCGACGGCTTTCATGGCGGCTTTCATGTTGCCGGGGGTCAGTTCGCGGGTAAAGTCTTCCATTGGTTCACTTCTCCAAGTGATAGAGTAAAAGCCCCTTGCGGGGCGGTTGGTTATCTGTACTGCTTTACCATAAATTCGTCTTGGGCATAACCGAATAAGTTGACATACTTGCCGGTCGCATAGTTGAAACCGTCGTTAAACTTCGGATGATTTGGGTCGCCGTCGTCGAACTGCCCTTTCTTGTGCTGTGCCCGCAGTTCGTTGTCACATTCGCGCATTGCTTGTTTTGCTAGCTTTTTCGGCAGGTTGTACGTCTTCATGTTCGTCGTTCCGGTTGTTGAGTTGATGAACGGAGTATAGATAAATTATTTATCTATGTCAACACAAATTCAAAAGATTTTTGCACGGGCTCCGGCTTCTATGGGTGGACGGGGAACGGCACGCGGCTATGGTTGTTCGCCTGTTCGTAAGCCTTGGCGGCTTCGGCGGCGCCTTGAATGTGGCGGGCCTGGCTGTCCTTATGGATGAACAAGCGGGGCTTGCCGCCGTCCGGAAGTACCAGATTGTTGACGCGGCCTTCCACAAGGGCGGGATGGTAGGCGTAGCCCAGGGCTTCCAACATTTCCTTGCGCTTTGAGTGCGTGACGCGGCGGGCGACGCCCAATTTCTCCAAGAGCCGGTCGAGTTGGATAGAGCTAATCCAGCCGCCGCAAAATCCCGGGAGCCCTTGCGCGATGGCTTCGTGGACTTCCTGTTCGACGCCGCCCGTACTGGCGCTGATTGCCGCGGCCGTGCTGGTAGTGACCGGCGCCCGCTGGCAGTTGGTTGCCGGGTTGTAGTCGTCCGGTATCGGCATGGTATGCAGCAGGTCGGACACGATGGCATAGCCGTCGGCCCGTAGCCAATCGTACAGCTTCGGGAAGTATTCCCCATCCATGCCGTCGCGCTTCAAGTCTTCGGCCTGCTGTTGGGCGCTGAATAGCACGCAAAAGCGGCGGTCGTTTTGGGTCTTGCGTACCGCGTCTTTATGGTTGCTGTTGAACATGAAATTGCCGCACACGTCCGCGGAGATTTGGTCGACGCCCTTGCCTTCAATTTCCAGGCCGTCGCCCCCGGTAATCATGGGCTTCAATTCTTCGATAATTTCCCGCTTCTGGTCGGGAACGTAGATATCTTCCACGCCGTAAAACAGCTTTCCCAGCATCCAGGCATTGAACTCTTTGGACAGCTTGGAAGCCTTCGGCCAATGCACATACCGGCGCCCTACGGCCTCAGCAACGCATCGGGTGAACAGGGTTTTGCCGTTACCTTCCACTCCTTGCAGCAGCGGTGCCCATTGGAACTTGACGCCCTTATGTTGCACGCAAGCTGCCATGTAGCAAAGCAGGATATAGCGGTCGCGTTCGTCCGGCAGGATTTTTGCCAGGTGCGTAAGGAACGGCGTTGCGTCCCCAACCTTGCGGGGCACTTCGACCGGCCAATAGGTGTTGACGAAGGTTTGCCCGCCGCGTTGGATGATGGCGCCGGGCGGCATATCGGGACGGAAGCAAGGCGAGTCGGCACGCGGGCAGCGGTACGCCTGATTTTGCGTAAAGGCTTCCCAGGCGTCCCGGCTGGTCTTTTCGTTGGCCGTGTCCATAGTGAAGGTGTAGCCACCATAGGTAACTTTGAATTGCTCCGGCTTGAGCATGACGCCGCCGGGGACCAATACCCGGTGCGTTTCGCGGATATAGACGCACCCAGCGAATAGCGTCAACTGGTCTTCATTGTTGGCGAAGGTGGAACCCTGCACCATGGTCGGCCGCGGGGGCTCATTGGTGACGCTGGGGGCGGGGCTGTCAGGGGCGCCGGCCACAGGCTCCGGGGCCTTGTCCGTCAGCACTTCAAATTGACGGGCTACGGCGCCCAGGATGGTGCGCTCAAGATATGGGTCGCTATGCCGGTCCCACTTGTCGCGGGCAAGGGCACTTTGTCGCATAAGGCGGTCAATTCGCTCACAGTTCGCCCCGGTCCAAAAGGCGAGATGTTGAGCAAGGGCAGCGTCGGCGCTACTGGCGTCATATGCCCGAACGGGGTCAGGGTAGCAGCGAGAAAGCGCGTCAATGTTGGCAGTCCATAAATCGGCAAAACTAGCACGACCGCCGAACGCGGACGCCGTGGATTGTGACCGCAACGCACGCTTAATCAATTCTTCATCTGAAGTCGGTCCGCGCCACTCGCTCCGCGCTTCGGTGGTCCATTCTTGAGCCAGTCCCCCGCCGGCATCTGGCGGAAAGTATTGCCCGACAATGCTTGGTAACAAATGCGAAAAATCAGTGCTCGCGTCGCCAACGGCTCCGCTGCCGGTCAAGGTCATGAATCTACCGCTATGGTAAAACTCAAGACCAAGAGTTAAATTTTTGCATCCATGCACAGGGGGCCGACCCGACCCGAATATGTGCAACCCCGTGCCGCTTGGGCTTACTTCTATTGCCGCCCCCGCCAGCGTTTGGCAAAGCTGATTCGCAATAGTCGACCATTGTCCGTCGACTAAACATGCGTCAATGTCGAGCGCCCAAAACGGGTCGGCTTCGGTGAAAACAAACCCAATTCCAAAACCTTGCCCGAAATTTACGGCCGCTGCGTGCGCCGTCATTGAGTCAGTCCAATACGCCGGGTCGTGGGCGCTTACGACGCGCCCGGTTCTAAAGTCACATGGTAGCTTGTCCCATTTACCGGGGCGACTTTGACTTGCAACGAGGCGATAAACGATGAACTGCCGATACTGAGCCATAGCGGCAAGTGGCCCTTGAAGAGCCGTGATTATTGAACTAAGCATGCGCGGCTTCGCCTTCAATGAGCATGTCAACAAACTTGCAGAATTCGGAAAAAGGCCAGTTCCCGACGGCTTCCGTTCTAAATCCATCAACCTTCAAGTCAACATGAAATGCTGGGGCATATTGACGCTTGATTGAATTTTCAAGTTTTTCAGGGATACGACCGTCGGTAAAATTCCAAAGTCTTGCCTGATTAAATTTTATGCGACGCGAATGTGTACGAAGTCGGTCGTCGGGAACATTACTTATGCCATACCCAATAGAACCGTTTTCAAAATCCAAAACGTAAAGCGTTCCAGGTTTGGTTGACGAATAGCCGTGATTTGCACATGCGGGGCAACCGTGACCTTTTGAAACCCTATCTCCGTCAGATTGCCACTCGTTCCCGCAAAGTGTGCACGACAGGCGACAGGTGTGGTCAGAACCCTTCGGAATTTCAATAAAAATTGCGTTAATATTTTTGGCGCGAAGTTCCCATTCATCACGCGACAACGGGCTTTTCCCGCATTTCGGGCAACCGTGCCCCTGTTGAATGTTATTGCCAATTGCGGCCCACTCATGGGTGCACGTCAAGCAACGCAATTTGAATTTACTTTTCGTATTGGTCGGAATCTCAAGCCACGTCGCGTTTACTGTCAACGCTCGTTTTGCCCACTCTTCGGCGGTAACTTTGGGGGCTCCCATGGCGGTTAACCTGCCAATGTTTCGAGTGCCTTACGCTTGAGGCCTTCGTCGGCCTTTTGGGCGCACTTATCGCCGGCCGCCAGCCCTTGGGCAATTACGCCCAATTCTTCGGCAACGATGGCGGCCCGCATGATGGCACGTCGGAAGGCGACCATGGTGCCAAAGTATTTTGATGGCAAGCCTTCCGCGCAACCGGCTTCCTTGGCGACGGCGGCCCGGGTCAGCTTGGACCAGCCGCCGGGTCGACCGGCGACCTTGATTGCAGCGTTCAAAATTTCCAGCTTACGGTCGTCGGGCAAAAGGCGCTTTTTAGTCATGGCTGTCTACTCAAGAAAATTAGAGGGTATTGTGGGGCGTAATGACGGGAGCATCAACGATAAAGTTACAGGGTGCCGATTCCGGTGCAGAAGGCAGCATCGCCGCCGCCCGACGTAACCAGTTGAGCCCAAGCCAATTGCGCTTGCTCATGGTCGTCGCCGGTATAGCGCCAGCCAACTTTTTTACATTCGCGGGACACGAAGAGCGCAACGCATTGGCCGACGTGCCGCTGTTCAATCAGCATTGGGCGCCAGCCTATCAGGTCCGCGGACTTCATGACTTCGTTAACCTGCTTTGACTCATTCGCCAGTCCATAGCGCACGGGGACGCCCCGGGAATCAATCAGGGCGCCGACGTTGTTGCGGAATAGACGTACCCCTTTGCGGGCGGCTTCCAGGCGCACGGCGGCTTGTACCGCGGCTTCACTGGTGCCCTTCACTTCCGGCGGTAGGTCGTGGCCGCCGTGCATGCCAAAGAGTCCGGCAAGCTCTTGGAGTGCGGCCATAGTGACCCCGTGTCGCACGGCCCATTGGTAGACGGCCGGGCTCACTGTTCGACCCGCTCAAAAATAACCGTCATGCCCAAGCGTTCCGCGACGTGAAGCTCCAACGTTGCGCCCTTGGATTCTTTCCAACCGGACAGCATAAAAATTGCTTCGCACTTGACCAGTTCAGCAAGGTCTTTCCGCATGCAGCAAGACCATGGGCGGTCGACTTCGATTGCGTCCGCGTTGATTTCCGCGGGGCTGAATACCGTCCACCCCTTTTCGCGCAAGAACTTGGCCGCCGCATGAAACGTCAGGTAATTGTGGTCGACCTTCCCGCTCATGGGTCCGGCAATGTAAATGGAATTTTCTTGGGTAAATATCTCCGGCGGTTTGGCCCTTTTTCGCCAATAGCAAACGTCGCAAAGGTCAAGGTCGACCCCGGCGTCGCGCCCGTGGCGATTGGGATTTATGGCGTAACTTCCACAGTTTTTACATCGGGGCATCGGTCAGGCTCCTTGCGTTGAAAAATAGGCCGCGGCGTCCACGGTCCCGTCAATGCCGAACTCGGCAAGCTCCGCGGCCACACGGCCGGCAAGCTCCGCGGCTTCCTTGGCGTTGAGGGTTTGAAGGCTTACCCCGTGTCGGGCGGCCCATTGGTAGACGGCGGGGCTCATATTATCGACCCTCCCCATTGGTCCGCCATGGCCGCCCCAATCCCGGCATAAGTCTTGCTTCTCTCTCTCTGTCTATCCGTGGACGGCCCAAGGACGTTTTGGCCGCTGTCCGTTTGGTTGCTCCAACGTTCGACCTCCTTACCCTTCCACATGACCCGGCGCCCGGGGAATCTTCCGGTCAGCACAAGGGGGCGCAAACCATGAAGCCACAGGCAAGTCGCCTTGCTGGCGTCGTCCCCGAAGTCATAGGGCTGGATAATCTGGTCGGGCTTTCGCACCAAGGTCGATAGGCGGCCGACCGGGTTTTCTACGGCACGTTTGGGAATGTGGGCAGTTTCCGGGCCGTCAATGAACATGCGGGCGAACGCCAAGGCTTCCTTGACATGCTCAATTCTAGGGCGGCCGTCGGCTTCAATCCGCCCCCGCGTGACCCAATGCCAACCGCTCCCGGACAGGTAAGTACACTCCGGGTGGGCAATCAGGATATCCCACGGGGCACAAAGCACGTCGCGCACGTCCCCTTGATAGTGCGGCCCGGGGGCTTCGGTCGGTTCAATATCGCAACTCATGGCATGATGGCCGCGGGCAATGAAGGCGTCGCGGACGACCCCGGATTTTTCGCACGCAACAAGTACGGACAGATTCCGCATAAATTATGCTCCTTGGGTAGAAAAATAGGCAGCTGCGTCCACGGTCCCGTCGATGCCGAACTTGGCAAGCTCCGCGGTCACACGCTCCGCGAGTTCAGCGGCTTCCTTGGCGTTGAGGGTTTGCGCGTTCGCAACGTCGACCCCGAAGCGATGATAAAAGCGGCGGTAGCTTTCGGACTCCCCGCGGCCTTGGGCATTCTCAAGCCCAGCCCACCAGGCAATAACGTTCCGCAAGGCCCTTTGACCTTCCCGGCGTTCCCAATGCCGGCGGCGGACAGCGCCCGCAACCTCCGGGGCGGCGCCGTAGGGAATAACCGGGTCGCCGTCAATGCGGGCAATTTCCCCGCGCAAAGCGGCCAGGGTTTCCGGGTCAAGCTCCAACAGGTCGCCGTCGACAAACTCCGGGGCGCTCCGGCTTGGCGGGGGCGGGTAGTGGCCGCAATAGGGGCAGCATTTGTAAATCCGCTCATAGGGTTGGATGCACTCCGGGTTGACGCAAACCCGCATTGGGATGGCGTCCGACTTGCCGTTGCTTCGGCGCTCCCGGCGGTCTAGTGACCATTCCCGGCGGGCGTCCGGGAGCCCGTGCCGGAGTACGTTGTTCACATGGTCAATGATGTAGGCGACGGGCTTTTCGCTGGCCGCAATTGCCGCCCGGCGCTGTTCGTCCGTCAAGTGGGCATGTACGGCCGCGGCTTCCTTGGACAGCATAAGGCGCAACGCCCGGCCGAACTGTTGGCAGAAGAGCGCGAAGGATTCCGTCGGCCTGGCGAACGACACGACTTCAATTGCTGGAAGGTCGAAGCCTTCCCCGAACAAATCCACATTGACAAGCTGCAGGATTTCCCGGGCCTTGAAGCGCCGGAGAATTTGGGAGCGGAGCGCGTCCGGGGTCTTGGCGCTGACAACTTCGGCAGGCACGCCAGCAGCCCGGAACGCCCCGGCAATTTCGGTTGCAGCTTCAACGTCGACGGCGAAGGTGACGCCCAATTTACCCCGGGCCAACTTGAGGTAATGCGCCACCACGTCCCCGGTAATATGGGACTTGTGGACCGCCTTGCGTAGCTGGTCCGCGTTGTAATCCCCGGTCGCCTGGCTCAGTGCCACGGCCGATAGGTCAAGGTCGGACGGCGGCGCAAAAATGCGGTAATCCGTCAAATACCCCATGTTGATAATGTCCCGCATGGAAGGCGCCAAGACCATGGCGTCGACCAGTCCGTCCGCGTGCCGCCCCAGCCCCTTGCCGTCCGCACGTAGCGGCGTGGCCGTTGGGAGTAGCGACCGGGCGTTCGGGAACATGCTGGCGGCAATGCCCCACTTGTTGGCCTTTAGGACGTGGTGCGCTTCGTCTTGGACGACCAAGCGGGTTTGCATGAAGAAGGGGTCGGCCGGGTCCATGCGTATGACGGTATCAACCCCGCCGACGCCGGTCTTCGCGTTCGGGTCAAAGAAGGAATAGCCAAGCTCCGCAACCTGTAGGGCGCTGATAATCCGTATCAGGTTCGACCCCTTCTTGGCGCCAAGGATGCGATGCCGCACGCCGTTACGGGCCAGGGCAATAGAAATTTGGCTTACCAGTTCTTGACGGTGCGCGATGGCCGCCGACGCGCCCGGTTCGTCATAAAGTACCTTTGACAGAATCACGGTTTTACCGGACCCCGTGGCGGCCACAGGCATGACGTTAAGCGCCCCGCCGTGCCAGGCTTCGTACACGCGGCGCTCAAGCTCGGCTTGGAAGGGGCGAAGGGCTACGGGCATAGCGACGCCCTTGCCGCCTCAATGCGAGCATTGGCGATGGCGGAATATTGGGGGTCAAGTTCAAAGCCGATGAACTGGAAGCCCTCAAGAATTGCAGCCTTGCCGGTGCTACCCGACCCAGCGAATGGGTCGACAATCAGGCCGCCGGCCGGCGTGACCAGGCGGCACAGGTAGCGCATAAGCTCCGTCGGCTTTACGGTCGGGTGCGGGTTCTTGGCATCGGCGTTCATGTTGCGCGGGGAGCCGTCGCCATTTTTCGACAAGCCAGTGCCGGCCGCAAAATTAGCCATGACGGCGTCGAACGCTTCCAAGCCTTCATTGCGGTCGCGCTTGCTAGCCTTGGCGCAATAGAAGAAGCGTGCCGCGGAGCCCGTGCCGCAATCGACCTTGGTGCGTTCGCCACCCAAGTATTCAGCGGAGCCCGTGCCGACCGCCCCGTCCCCATAGCCGCTAATTTTGACGTTCGGCACGCTGCCCCCCGACCCGGCGCTGTCAGGGAACATTGCCACAACCTCGTCGCTTCCGTCGTGGATCAAGTTCGCAGGGTAGCGACCGGCAGGCGATCCCGGCTTATTCTCATAGTCGGGCAATTCGTAACTGCTCCCATTTCCAACGATGCCCCCGCCGTGCCGCGTGCGACCTTCGGGGGCATCGTTGGATAACACACGGCACGCGTCGATATTGAGCAACGTCGCCACCTTCGCCGGCTTGCGGGCCATGGTTATGGGCTCCAAGGCTGGCTTTAAGCTGCTCCGGTGCTTGGGGTATCCGCTGCCGTAGACCCAAGCGATCATGTCGCGGATTTCAAAGCCGGAAATTTGCAAACCTAGCGCCATTAGGTGCTGTGTCCGTGTACCGGCGAACGCCAGGAGATACCCGCCGGGCTTGAGTACCCGCCAGCATTCGCGCCACATCGACGGCTGGGGCACAAAAGCGTCCCATTCTTTACCCATAAAGCCGCTCTTGCTTTTGTGGACATAGTCTTTACCGTTCATCCATGCTTGTAGCATCGCCAGCGCGTCGGGCTCTTTGCCTAGCCCGTACATGGGGTCGCAAACTATCGCGTCGACGCTGTTGTCCGGGAGCATCGCAAGGCCGTGTCGGCAATCCAAGTTCAAAATCATTTTTATCTACCCTGTTGACGTGTTCGTCATTATCGGCTACAATGGCACCTGTAGTCAATGCCCTTCATCAACTTTCGGAGAACCTTACATCATGAGTATGCAAATCAGCGTCGACCCTGCAGCCCTGTCCCAAGAGCAACGCGAAGCGGTCGCCGGTTTTATTCTGGCCTATCCCGGCAAGGCTTGTTCCGGAACGTGCGGCCACGCCGTCGCGGAGATTCACGCCCACGCGCACGCCGCCCCGGTTGCCGCTGGCGCCACTACTGCCCCGGCGCTCGACCCGGAGATTGCGGCCCTTGTCAAAGACGACGGCGAGTTCCAAGCGTCCGTCGCATTTGGCGGTCACGGTTCCCCGGCGCTTGATGCCGACGCGGCAAAATTGAATGCCATTTTCGGACAGGGTGCCGCCGGCCCCACACTTGCCGACGTGGGTCTTGCTCCGGCCGCGGCCTTCGGAGTGCCCCCCGTCCCTTTGGTCGTTTCCACCCCCGCAATTGCGGCGGGCGCTATCGTTGCCCCGCCGCCCCCGGCGAATACTGCCCCGATTACGACGACGCCTGGCGTTGCCTCTTCGGTCGCGGGTGTCGATTTGGACGCAAAGGGGTTCCCTTGGGATAACCGCATTCATGCTGGCACCAAGCGCAAGAACGCCGACGGTTCTTGGACGGCCAAGCGTGGCGTCGACCCGGCGCTGGTTGCCACGGTTGAAACCGAATTGCGCCAGGTCATGGGGGCCGCACCCGCCCCTTTGGCCCAAGGCGTTGCGCCTGCTCCGACTGGCGCTGTCCCCCAGCCGGTAGCGCCCCCGCCCGCTCCCGTCCCTGTAGCTGGTGCGGCACCTTCCATGCCGGCGGCCCCGAGTGCTGCCCCCGCGGGTGAAGTGCCGGCCGACGCCCGCCAACAGTTCGTCGGGCTGGTTGGGCGTGCCTCCGCGGCTATCCAGGGCCAGAAGGTCACGCAAGCCGAAGTCACCCAGATTTGCGCCGACTCCGGTATCCCGGCCCTCCCGTTGCTGGCAAACCGGCTGGATTTGGTTGCCACGGTTGCGTCGCGTATCGACGCCCTGATTGCGGCCCGTAGCCAATGAGCGGCGCCCATTCAATCCTTCCGCCCTCCGGGGCGGGGGCTTGGAAGTTGTGCGCCCTTTGGGTCGCAATGAACCAGGCTTACCCGCAAGCGGACACGCCGGAAACGCTGGAAGGCAACGCGGCCCATTGGGTCTTTGCGGAAATGCTGGCCGGGCGCCAAGTGTCCGAAGGCATGCAAGCGCCCAATGGTGTTTTCATTACCGACGAAATGATCGAAGGCGCCAAACTTGTGGTTGACACGGTTCGCGCCAGGATTCCCGCCGGTACAGTCTTGCATGTTGAAGAG